GTTTTTTATTGTTGTCTGTAAGTATTCGACCCATTAACATAAAAAATATTTTTTTGTCAACATCGTTCAAACTAGAATTATTTTCTAAGAAAACATTAAAATTACCCTCGTTATATAACTTAGTGAAAGCTATTTTATATTTATCTAAAAGGTTAAAAAATCCATCCAAACCAACACCACCCATTACATCAACTAATGTTTTATAATCATAAATTAATTCTTCCATTGTATTGGTTGGTGCACCTGAACTTTGTGGATAAATTTCAGTTGTTGGTGTAATTTTATAAACTCTAGGTTCTCCAGGGTTTATTAATTTACCATCCAATTCCTCAACCACCAAATTTAACTTTCTTATTATTTGAACATAATCTTGTTGTCCTTTGGATAGTTCTTGTACAATTGTTGCGATTCCATTTGAAAAAGAAGTTTCCAAGTTTTTAATATATTTTTTAAGATTTTCTTTAACTAAAGGGATTGGTGTTTTTTCACCCGTATAGAATTTAGCTAATCCAGTAATAATAATATTACTTCCACTATCAATTGTTTTTAAAGTACTTGTAAATGCAGATGTAACAAATTGTTCAAAATTAGGTTTTCCATATATTTCAATTTCTTTGTTATTAGGTATTTTAATTTCCCCAGTATTAAAAAATCTATCCACATCTAATAATTGAACAACACCGTAGTTATATGTATTTTGTGTACTTTCAAGTTTATTCACCACCAAATTAAAATAATCTCTAGTTCCACTCAATAAACTATCCATAATCTGTTGATAAGTCGTTTCACCACTTTGACCCCCAAGTATTGGTATATTTGTTGTTATTGTTCCAATTGTAGTTCCACCTGGATTAGGTTGTTGTGTTGGAGAAGATTTTACAGTTGGTTGTGTATTATCCAAAGCCTCAACAATTTGTTTATCTAATGCGGATGTATCTTCAGTTGGGGTTGCCCTATCATCATAAATTTCAGTGTTAGCGTAGTAATTGAAAGATAAAGCATTTTGCAACTGTTCAATTGGTTCTTTTAATCCCATACCACCAATGATGTTAAAATCCAAAGTAACATTAACCATCATCGGTTGAATACCGATTCCTTCAGGATTTATATCAAAAGTTATAGGTTCATAAGAAAATGAAACCGAACCAGGTACAATTTTCGTGTGGAAGAAATCACCAATTCTTAATACTAAAATTGGTGGTGTACCAAATGCGGTATTTATAGCATCATTGTATTTTGGTCTTCCATCCGTACCAATTATTGGTATGGTTTCACCAGGTCTAACACATTGATTCAAAAACGTTAATCTAGAATTCAATCCTTCTGGGGTCATTGAATGAAATGCGGGATTAAAGTATTTTATTTTTTCTTTAAAAGAAGAATAGACCATTGGTGCTTTTTCTTCAATCAATTCAAAATAATCACATTCCGTTAATAAGTTTCTTAATATTTTTTTACCAATACCATCTTTAACCTTTTGTATAACATCCACATTTGGTTCTAATCTAGGTATTGGTTTTATTTTAATAACCGTTTCTTCTTCTTTATTTTTTTCTCTAGGTAGTGATTCGTTTTCATCTTGTTTAGGTTCAATAGTTGTATTAATAACCTTTATTTTTACTCTCCTACACGCCATAGCGTTAACTGAGTATATTTGTGATGATGTTGTTGAAACACCAGTACCGCCAATTATATTTTGAGTACAGGTAACTTCAAAACCATTTTCACCTCCATTTGTTTTAGGTATAACAGTACCCTCACCTTCAGGTGTTAACTTAAGTGTTAGTTGTTTGTTTTCAATAAATGGTTTTAAATTGATATCACCACTATTGTATGTTTTAAAAAATTGAATAATTGAATCCAATCTTCTTTCTGATAAATCCAAATTATAGGTAGTTTCACCTAACGCTGAGGCGGAACCAACCATCTCCATTGAGATTGTATTCTTTGTATTTTCTTTTAATATTTCAAAAACTTTTGGTATAAATTCTTTAGTTATTTTTTCGTAATTTGATTTTATTGTCAAATCAAAAAATCCCCCAGTGTTTTTTGCACGACTACAATAGTCTACATTATTAACACAATAAGGGGTATTAGCACCAAAAATAGCATTAGCGTTGTTTTGATATTTTTGGGTATTACTACTACTTACATATGTTTCATATGTTGATTGGTAGGGTTGATTACTAACTTTACCAGAATTTGGTCCTGGTATATTATCATCAAAATAAAAAGCATACTCTTGAAACCCTTTTTGTAAATCAGTTCCTCTAGAATCAGCAGTTTGTTTTGTTTTTACCTCTTCATTCCCAGTTAGAACTTCTGTACTCAGAGCACTTGTACTACTATCTTTTGAAATACTTTTAACGACCCCTTGATATTCCTCTGATGTTAATCTTGGGTTATTTAATATTTCTTGGTAGGTATATAATTCAGATAATGGTATTGTGTTAAATTTTTTAGCTAATTCATATATGTCGTACTTAACACAACCAGCAAAAAATGAATCCATTATTGAGTTAACTCTTTCACTATCTTTACCCTTTAATTGTTTATCAACTAATAAATTAGTAATAGATGGATTATCTACGATAATTGTCCAAGAAACACTACCTTTCCTTGAAGTATTTTTATAAGTATAAATTGGTTCTGGGCGACCTAAGAAATTTGTAGCTCCAAAATCAGCAGTACTAGAATCACTAAATTTTAAATTATATGGAGGAAACCACATTACTCTACCACCGTTTGGTCCTTTTTCACAAACAGGTAGGTCATCATATGTAAATCCAGGTCTAGAGGATGTTCTCCATGCCAAATTCTCAATTGAGAACATATATTTTTTAGCAACAAAATTACCCTTTGCGTCTTTTTTAATATTTGTTGACCCCTCTCCTTTTATAGGGACTATATTTAAATTAAATGTGTTATCAAAAACAGAATTACTAAATCTTCTTCCACTAGTTGTTATACCATCCGTTTTTTGTAAATCTGAATAAGTGTAATATGGGGTATCTTTTGTAAAGATACGACAGTATTCAATACCCCTTTCTTCTCCAGTTGTATTATCTTTATAAGATAGAACCCTAGAACCCTTAGTTATTTCTTTATATCCGTCATTGAATACTTTACTAACTTGATTGATTGCGTTCCCAACGTGTTTTAACTTGGCAATACCTGAAACATTATCAGCGGATTCAATCAATCGTTGTGTGCGGTCTAGAATTGAATCTTGTTTGAATGTTATATTGGTTGATTCGTTTTTAGTATAATCAGATGATATTTCATTGTATTCCCCATCTATCGAACCAATACCTCCACCAGGTGTTGCTTTGTAACCCGCAGCACCTTTGTATTTTGGAGATGTCCAAACAAATTGACCAACAATACCTCCACCATTAGATGTAGATTTACCACCTAATCCAAAATTTAATTGATTCTGATTCCCTTCATATAGAATACCTAGTTCAGATGGACCATACACATCGGTTTGTACTTGTCTACCAGAAGCGTCTACCGGTATTTGATTTGGGGGTGATGTTATTGTAGAAGGTTCGGATGTTTTTGAACCCACATAGTATCCCCCAACTAATGTACCATTTGCTGGATTTATTGACCCTATAGCCCCTTGTAACAATTGTCCAAAACCTCTTTCGTAAAAAGGTTGGTACTTGTTATAATTAATAGTTTGAAACAATACAGACCTTTGTCCATTACCTGTATTTGCTAAAAATATCTCAGACGGATTTCTAGTTTTATTTAAGATAGGACCTAAAAAACCACCAGTTAATTGATTTGTTACATTTAATGCTCGATTGGTCTGTGTTGAACTTCCCGCACTAGGTAGATTTTCTAAAAAATAGTCACCAGGGATTAATGAAAATGGTAAGTAAGCCCCAGTTAATCTCAAAGTTAATTCAGCCCCAGCGGTAACTGGGTTTTCAGGTACAGTTATTCTGTAATCTCTATAAATAAGAGGTTCTTTTCCTGTCGCAACTAAACTGGCTTCAAATGGGTCAGAGAGTGACCCTAAATTTACAGAACCTAGAGTTCTTTGATATAGTTCAGCATCAATCCTAGCCTGTATAGCATCTTTTAAAAACTCAGCTCCAATTTTAGCTATATACGAATCCTGAGACAATAACCCATCAGAACCTGTTGGGTTATTTGATAATAATATATTATAAGGTGAATACGATGATGGTATGAACGTTGGTGGATTCCAGTATGGAACATATAATCTATTGTTATTTTGAATAGAATCAATAACGACCATATTATTAAATCCTCCGACTGGACCATATCTATTTTCAATATAAGCGTTATCAATATAAAATTCATTAACCAAATCCAACGCGGTATCATTTGGGTTATATTCACCTTGATTTGGGGTGACTGGTAAATTGTTATTTATGATTGTTTGTTGGTATCCATTATTTGGACCAAATTCATTTAATGTCTGACTACTCCTAACAAAAGGATTCTGACTAATATATCCATCAGGTGAATTAATTACATTAGAGTCTGACGCAGAAAATTCGTAATTCTGAGGTCCAGATGGGGGTGTATAACTACCGCTTACTGTATATGGTGATAAGTTTCTAGTTATTAAACTATTCCTAAAACTTTCACTATTAACAAAAGATAAAAAACTATCAGCCATTATTTGATTTTATAATAAATAGATATTTTTAAGTTTTATGGACTAACTTTTAATTTCATTGATTCGGAAACTGCTTTTTGAATTAATTGATTTAATTTTCCCTCTTCAAACATGCGTATCAGTTCGGCCTCACTCATCCCTGGTTGTAACCCACTTAATGATATGTTAATTTTTAATGGTTCTGAAAATAATATTTCGTTAGTTGTTGATTCAGTTCCACTTTTGTTTGTAGTTCCTATTGTTGTTAATTTTTTATTAGTTTCTGAAATATTTTCATTAGTTGTTAAAACAGTATTTAATTTACCTAAACTTGTCGTTGTTTCAGACACTTTTGAATTCAAATTAAAGAAACTGCCATCTAAACTTTCACTCTTTCCTACTAATTTAACAGCGCTTTCAGCAACATTTGTGAATCCTTCAATAATTGGATTACCTGAATTTTTTAATTGTCCATACGCTTCACCACCTCCACTAACAAGTTGAGTAAAAGCATTGGTAATGTATCCCCCCAAATCTTTTTTAACCTCACCCAATGCTCCAATAATATCCCCCTTTTGGAAACCTTCAGCTATTGTACTAGTATTTTTATTTATTAAATCTTGTCTAATACCACTAGTTTGAAGTTGTTTTCCGGAAACAACAGTTGGTAGGGTTTCATATAGTTTAACACTGGCATCTTTAAATGTCTCAATAGCTTCAGATGAGGCTACTGCCGCACCCAATCTATTTGCTATTGATGATAAAATACCCGCTTGTCTTTCTTGAACAGTTAGTTGTTCTTTGGTCAATTGTTCCAATGTTTTTGGTTGAGCTTCAGCCATAAATTTTTTGTAAACTTCAGGTTGCTCTTGGAAAACTTTCATAGCTTTGTCAATTCCCATATCTTCACCATTAACACGTAACATATATTCACCTCCCTCACCCATCTCAGCCATATTGGCAACAAATTTCTTTTGTTCATCCGTAAATGTATCAGGGAAAGAAATCTTTTTAAGTTTGTCATCCATTTCCGCAGCGGCCTTGGCCATTTTAGCAAATGCGGCTGGTTGCATACCTAACGCAGTTGCGACCTCTTGTAATTGTCGTTTAGCACCAGGGGCTATTTCAAATGCCTTGGTTTGTTGGTTAAATTCAACAAAACTTTTACTCATTTCCCCAATTTGTCTAGTTAACTCAGTTGGGTCATTTTGGGCTAAATCCATTAATCTTAGTGGGTCTAATAACTCACCTTGAGCAACACCAAGACGTTGTAAAGCTGCGGCCATTTCAATAGCACTTTCAGGTTCAAAAGCTTTATCCATAACCCTTTCAATCTCGTTCACACTAACTCTTAAATTAGTAGCGGTAGTAACCATTTTAGCCAATCCCTGAATACCTCCAGCAAAATTAAACTTATCCATCATCCCCATATTATCAACAACGTTTTTGGAGACTTCTTTTACATTTAATCCAGATGCTCTTGCCGTATTCACAACCTTTTCCATATTCTTATTAACCTGGTATAACGAAATACCAGCATCTTTCATATTAGGAATTAATGTTGCGTATTGGACACCAGTTGTTTCAGCCGCGGCATAAAGTTTACTATACGATTCTGATGTTAGAATTATATTTCTATTTAATCCCGCACCAACGGCATTTGTTATGTCAGCAATTTGAGTTAGGTCACCACCCATCAATTGCATACTACTACGAGCATCCGCCATTGAGGCCTTCATCTCAACTATACGGTCACGACCTAATCCTAATGCTTTGACTGAAGATACCGCTGTAGCCTCAAAAGCATTGATTGTACCAGTCAATTGGTCTAGGGACGGATTAATATTTGTTGCAAATGCGTTCCCAATTTCAGTTAGTTGTTTAGTAAAAGATTTTAAAGACTCATCTAAAAAATCCTTATTCTTGCCCGTGTTATCGTTATCGGCCATAAATCTTCGTGTTTTTATATAAATACACAAAAAGACTAATTTTTAGATTAGTCTTTCGTTAAGTTGTCTATCTCTTTATTAATTAAATACTTTCTAACATAAGTTGGCATTTTATGAAAATCACTCCAAGAGACATTTAAAAATTTGGTCATAAAGTGAAATTCATCCAACAACATTGTCCTATAACTAGAAGAAAGGACGAAAAAATTCAACCCCAAAGGTAACATCGAATGTTACCAATTCTCCGGAAGGGGCTAAAACTGTTTTGCTTAAATCTAATGATGGTTGATTTTCGTTTATGAAATTTCTAATATATTTTGAATCAGCTATTGGTAATGATTCAATAAATAAGGCTATTTCACCTCTATCGGTTATTCCATTTATTTCATGTACTAATTTATTTAATCTCCAAGTAATTCTTGGCGCAACTCTACCTACAGGATATTGGTCGGCCAATCTATCCAATTCTACAGCATCCCCATATGTTAAAGGTTTGAGTTTAACTACAGCATTGGATTTAGGTAATGTTGTAGTAAAAAATCCATTTTCATCTGGTTGATGGTTTGGTTTTTTGATATTAACTTCATCCAATAGTATCTCGGTTGAAAATGATTTGTCTGTTTTTGGGTCAGTTAGTGTTACCTTATATTCTGGACCAAAAGAGGTATTTCTTAAAAATAAGAGTATTGCTTGAATATCACCCTCCAACAAATCATTTGGATTCATGTCTGGTTCATATAATTTATTTCTCAGTAATGATGATATTAAATTACCCCCATTTGCTTGGATTCCAGCTACCATTATATTTTCATCACTAGCTGTCAAATAACCAACTTTCACCGCTTTCTTTTTTGATTTGTAATATAGTCCCTGTGATGGTAGTGGAACTAAATCGTGGGGTAAATTAAAATTAATTTGACCATAATCTTCTACATTCATATGTTTTTACTAAAAAAATAAAAATAAAATCCCAAATGTATATATTACATTTGGGACTTATTATTCTATGTAGAATAGTTTAATAAACTAGAATACAACGATCCATTCTTAAACTTATACTAATATCAGCTAAAGCGTCAGAGTTGTAAGCAAGAGAACCAAAATCGGCACTTGTTATAAAACAGTTTTGTAATATCCATTTCTCAACAACAACTCCAGTTGGGTCTAACATTTCCAAGTCAACATTTTTCTTATAACCTGCAGCGTATCCCATCCTACCAGTAACAGATTCAGCACATAGACGAACCCATTCCATAATAGCTTGTGCTGCAGAAGGTCCAATTGGGTCTCTAAGTTTAACTGAAATTTCATCCCAATTAAATCTACCAGCAACGTATGTTGATGTGTTTAAAAATTGAATTTCAGTTGATGCAACTTTAATTGATGGTCTTTTAGCACTTTCAACAAACCATTCGTTAATACCCAAAGAAGAATCAAATCTCATAATAAACCTATTCTGTCTTTTCGGTTCATAGGGAACCGGCATTTTCATTAATAAATCAGCCATTTTATATTGTTTTAGTTTTGTTCATTTATTTTATTATAAATATTATGTTGTTGAAAATTTTTCTCTTTACATTTATTTGAAAAATAATTATCCATTAATAAAACACTATTATATATTAGTAATTATATATAATTTATT